GAAATATTGCCATAATTCCAAATAACTAAATTACGTTCAGGGTCTACTGCTGTTGATATAGAGTCAATATCACCAATGTTAGCGTTGTTAAAGAAATATCTGTCTACTTTTTCAGAACCTATACCTGTTAATGTTTGACCATTGGTCGCATAAAAACCGTCATCTGACAAGAAGTAAGCTGTGCCAGAATACTGTGCAATAGAATTACCTTCTATACATCCTACGTTACGAGAGATAGTGTCAAATTGAAATATAAGTGGTGTGCCTATATATGACATTCTGACAATGGCTTTTTCTAAGAATACAATACCAAACTCACCACCTGTAATCCCGGTTATGTCGCCACCATCAGGAATAATTTGATAGTCACTTTGAGATGTTGCTGTAGTAGTCCAAGTGCTTGCATCATTGATACCTGACCATTGCACCTTACTAGGTGATGTACCTGCACCAATATTACCTGCGACTACAAAGTCACGAACTACTGTAATATATTTAGCGATAGGTGCATCTGAACTTACGTCTGCAAAAGCTGTAGAGCTATTTACGTCAAAAGACTGTATCTTTTCAGAACCATTAGATGCAATTGCAAGACTACCAAACTGTAAGAATTGCCATCTATTTGTACCTGTATAACCACCTGCTTTAGACTCATCTACTAGAGATAAGTCACCATTATCTACTTTAAATAGTTTAGTAGCACCACCAGCAAAAATAAATACATCATTGTCTAGTTTAGCAGCAAAGCAATTATTCAAGTCTTCTGAAGCTGCACCTGAAAATGTTACTGCTGACTTAAACGGACCATATCCTACAGCTAAAGGAATAACGTTATTAGCTTCTGATACTGTGTCTAATATACTAGGTTGGTCAGGTAACCAGTCTTTAAAAGCTATGCGTTGTACTGGCATATTAAGCCTTCATAATGTAGCAAAGTGCATAGTAAGGTGGTAAGTTAGCATTAGTGCCACTAGAACCTGTTGAATTAACTGTAATGCCTGTAGTTGCTGTGCCTGTAACTGAACCACCATTTCCAGTTGAGTATGTTCTAGCACCACCACCTGGACCATCAAAAACATAAGCAGTACCTGTAGTTCCTGTAGTATGAGTATGTCCTGAGTCTGTAACTGTATGTGTATGAGATACTACAATAGCATCTGCACTACCACCAGTAGCACCTACAGCATAAGTAGATGTAGCACCTACTACAAAACGGTTACGTAAGTCTGGTGTAGAACTTGAACCATCACATAATAACCATCCAGTAGGAATAGTGGCTGAAGAACCTGACCATAGGATAATCATACCAGTTACAAACGCACTTCCCCATGTAGGAGTTGTGCTACCACCTGCTGATAACAATACTTGACCACTAGCACCTGCTGTTGAGTCTAGTCTAAATGCACCTGTAATGTCAATTTGACCTGAAGATACTAATGTACCTGCTACTGTAAATGGGTCACCACTAGAACCTGTTTGTTGGTCTTTTAGTAATGCCATTAAGCTACGAACAGCGTTGTTTAAGTTAGCTGGTGAACAACCTTCAGCAATATTGATATTAGTTATATCTGTATTATCTGCTGCTGTTGTGCTAAATTCTGAAATTTTGGTTTTTGCCATGTTTTATCCTTGTCTAAGCCATGTATCTGATGATGGTGAAATTGTTGTCCATGTGTCTGAACTTTCTGATGATGGTGTCCATGTATCTGAAGATGGTGTGACAGGTGTCCATCCTTCACCTTGTATAATTCCGTTTGCTGTAACTGTGGCTATAGGTGTAATAGATGCACTTGCACCTGNTACAATACCACCTANACAATAGACACTNGCATTACCGACTATNTGTCCATTACCACTTACTACATATCCGCCTAAACAAGATACAGTTGCATTTCCTGTAATGCTTGCAGCGTTTGTTNTGATAACTACATAATTAAGTTCTACTGAACCGTTAGCAGTAATACTTGCTGAACCTGTAATCTCAAACGAACCTAGTGCAGTTACATTAGCGTTACCTGTAATTGAACCTGAGTTATTTCTTATGCGTAAGTAAACAGCACTTACATTAGCATTTCCGTTTATAGAACCAGCATTTAATCGTATTCTTGTTGCACTACTTGTAACGGTAGCGTCTGCTGTAATAGCAGCACTAAATGGTTTTATTGCATTAGCATTGGCGGCAACAATTGCATTTGCATCTACTTGAGCAGAAGCTAATACTATACCTCCTATCTTACCTAACGTGCTGAACGAGGTTTCAGCAAATGCGCTTATACCAAACATTTAATTACACACTTTCAGGTATTGTTACCCAAGTTAATGTATCTTCATTCCATGAATATTTTTTATCATCTGTAGGCATATCTACAGGTGCTTTCCATTGTGCTTTATCTGCATCTAATACCCATGAAACAAATGGTTTAGGTGCAATAAAAGCATCTATTGCTTCATTATAAGTGTATCCAATACCTGCGTAGTTTTTACGGATATTGCCATTATAAGAAGTTTGCTTCCATGTTCCACCTAAAAGATTAGAGCAAAAGTCTATACCTTTTTGTTCTGACTCTTGACCATTTTCATCAATAATATCTTGGTTAGACACTACTATAACTTTTGTTACTACATTATTTTCTAATTGAGCAAAGTGTGCCATCTTATTTCCTTTGTTATTAAGGTGTTAAACTTCCACTAGAAGTAAATGTATGTATTGTGTTTCCACCTGATGATGTTATAGTTCCGCCTGTCCATTTTTGTGAGCCAGCATAAGATATAATGACTACTCCAGAACCGCCTGTACCAGTAGCACCGTATGCAACTGAACTACCACCACCACCACCGCCTGTATTAGCAGTTCCTGAAACTGCCGCAGTAGCACCTTGACCTTTACCGCCTCCGCCTGCACCTCCTGCACCGTTTACGTTACCTGTATAAGCTCCACCGCCTCCACCGCCTGCGTAAGTAACAGATGAACCTGAAATGCTTGACGCAGTACCAGCTCCGCCATTACCTGAACCAGAACCCGTACCAGCAACACCTACTGCACTAGCACCTCCTCCGCCACCAGAGCCATATTCACCAGCAGAGCCACTTCCTGTTCCACCAGCATTGCCTTGTGTAGGAGATGCAGTTGCAGAACCACCAGCAAAATTACTACCGCCAACACTACCACCACCTCCACCGCCTGAACCACCAGTTAAACCTACACCAGCTCCAGCAGATGCTTGCTGTCCACCACCACCACCGCCACCACCTGTAGATGTAACAGTTGTTAATCCTGTGCCAGATAATACAGAGTCAGAACCACTACTACCTCTATTGGTTGCAAGGTTATATGCAGAAGTTCCTCCAGCACCACCGCCACCAACTGTTACAGTATATGTAGTAGCAAAAGATAATGTAGCAGAATTAGTTAAAAAGCCGCCTGCTCCTCCGCCTCCACCACCAGCTCCTCCGCCTCCGCCACCTCCAGCAACAACAAGATAGGATGCAGATATAGTAGTAATTTTTTTAGCAGATAAAGCACCATAACCTCTTGCTGATTGAATTGCTAATCTTGACAATAAAGGCATTATTAATTCCTACTTAAATTGTGTTTGTGCTGCAAATACTGTGAAAGCTGCTGAACCTGTTTTAACAATAGTATATGAATAAGCATCTATTCCTGACACATTTCCTGCTGTCCATGCTGTGCCGCCTTGATATTTAGGTGTGACAGATGAACCATCTATTTGTAAAGCATTATTATAATAGGCTGTTGCACCTTGTGTGACTAAGAATACAACTGTAATAGCTTCACCTGTAGCCATAGCTGTATCTAAAGATGTGCCTGAAGATGCTCTAAAGTTTACAGTCCAATTGGCTGAAGCATTAGATGTATAGTAAATAACTGATTGAGTTGTAACATCATAATTAATTGTGCCTGTAGCTGCTGTTGCTGCTACTGTAACACCTTCTAAAGCATTAGCAAATTTAGATGATATAATTGCAGATGTGCCTGTGAATGTTTGTTTAGCAGTAAATGATGTTGCTGTGCCTGGTGCTACATAGTCTGTACCAGCAGAAGCTGCAGTAAGTCCAGTAGAGCCATCACCTTTTTGAAGTGCTGCACTAGAAGTTAAGCCAATAATAGTATCGCCTGACTGTAGTTCTTGTATTGTTGTGCCATTAAGCACTAATCCATAACGAGTTGCCATAATTTTCCTTAACT